AACGAAGCACCTGTAGGTACTACACTTGCTTTAATGGAAAGACAGATGAAAGTCATGAGTGCTATTCAAGCTAGACTTCATGCATCTATGCACAAAGAATTTACTATACTAAGTGGTATTATTTCTAAATTTACTTCTCCTAGTTATCCATATTCAGAAACTCCTGACGAGTTTGTAAAGGCGAAAGACTTTGATGGTCGTATTGATGTTATTCCTGTAAGCAATCCAAATGCCGCAACTATGTCTCAAAGGATTATGCAGTATCAAGCCGCACTTCAGTTAGCACAACAAGCACCTGAGATGTATGATATGCCAGAACTACATAGGCAGATGCTAGGAGTTTTAGGAATTGAGAATGTAGATAAAGTTATTCCTAATAAAGAAGATATTAAACCTACTGATCCTGTTGGAGAAAATATGGACTTAGTAAATATCAAGCCTGTTAAGGCATTTGAGTACCAAGATCATCAAGCTCATATTGCGGTTCATATGGCAGGCATGCAAGACCCTGAGATACAAACTATTATCGGTCAAAGCCCTTCAGCAGAAACTATAATGATGTCAACCGAATCACACATTAGAGAACATTTGGCTTTTCAATATAGAAAAGAAATTGAAACTGAAATGGGATCACCACTACCACCTCTTGGTGAACCTTTACCATCTGATATTGAAAAAAGATTATCAGAACTTGTTTCCAAAGCAGCTGAGAAAATGTCTCTTCGTAAACAACAAGAAGCTCAACAAGCTCAAGCAATGGCTCAAGCAGAAGACCCAATTGTACAACAAAGAACTAGAGAGCTTGATATTAAAGAAGCTGATATTATGCGTAAAGCAAAAGCAGATGAGAATAAAGCACAGCTTAATAGAGATAGGTTGAAGGCAGACGTTACGAGAGAAATGGCAAAAATTCAATCTAAAGAAAAATTAACAGGAACAGAGTTAGGTGTTCGCATTGGTGAAGCACTTCTTGATGCTTCAATTAAAGACGGAGATTCTGATGAGAAAGGATTTGCTGATGGAATTAAACTAGCAATAGAGATTCAAAAAACTATAGAAGAATCCACTAAATCTGATTTTAAAGTATAATGGCAAGGAAAGCATCTAAGCCAATACCAAAAACTACAAAAGGAAAAGGAGCTAATTACAGACCTACCAAGACTGGTGCAGGAATGACTAAGAAAGGAGTAAAGGCTTATCGTAAAGCTAATCCTGGTTCTAAGTTAAAAACTGCTGTTACTGGTAAAGTAAAGAAAGGAAGTAAATCTGCAAAAAGAAGAAAGTCTTATTGTGCTAGATCAGCAGGACAGTTAAAAAATAGTTCAGCTAAAACTAGAAATGATCCTAACTCTAGGATCAGACAAGCAAGAAGAAGATGGAAATGTTAATCAACCAAAAGGAAATAATACTATGAAAAAAGCTAAAGGAAAAACTCGTATGATGGGTGGCGGTAAAGCTAAGAAATCATACGCAAGAGGTGGCGTAACTAAAATGAAAGCTGGTAAAGCAGTTAAAGGTAAAAAAAGAGGCGGAAAAAAATAAATAAACTAAGGGAGGTTTTATGTCTTACTTAATATCTAATATTCCATACTTTAAGGTATGGGTAAGGAAAGAATTTACGGCTGGTCACGAAAAGTATCATGGAGAGTTTATTCATGGTTTAGCGGTAGCTGTAAATTGCATCCCTGACAGATCATTATCATTTCAAGTTATATTTACAGGTTGTGAAGAAGACGATAATGAATCAAATGTACACGGAGGTGCTATGTGGGCTCGCATGCCTATACAAGGAATGATGGCAGATATCCCTGTAGAAGACTGGCCAGAAAGAATGGAAAATCATTTATCTCAACCATGGGATTGTATGTCTCATCATCACTCAGTTATATCAATAGACAGGGCATCATCATCACCTTGGTATGCAAAAATAGATGGTGAATTCTATATGGCTAAGTATATCTTTACTGTTGATTACACAGAGCATGATATTGCAGATAGTCCTGATCAACATAAGCAAAGTCATTTATTGTATTTGACTGAAGGTAAGTGGAAAGGAAATTTAGTTGCTCTTCCAAATAATAGAGTAAGGGTAACAAATCCTGCACTATGGTTAACAGGTAGTGGTGCTCCTGACTTTATGCCTAGTCAAGAAATACACAGTAGTGAAGAGCATGAAAGTTATACCGATCCTAATATAACCTTTAACAATTTATATAAATAGTATAATATCAACGAATGGCTACAAAGAAAAAAACAACAAAGAAAACTAAATCTCGTGTTAATGAAGCAGGTAATTATACTAAACCTACTATGAGAAAAAGATTGTTTAGTAAAATAAAATCAGGAACTAAAGGTGGTAAGTCAGGTCAATGGTCTGCTAGAAAAGCACAACTACTAGCTTCTGAATATAAAAAATCAGGTGGTGGCTATAAATAATGGCACTAAAGAAATCCCAAAAGTCTTTAAAGAAATGGACTAAACAAAAGTGGAAAACTAAAAGCGGTAAACCTTCTGCTAAAACAGGAGAAAGGTATTTACCTGAGAGTGCTATTAAATCTTTGTCTTCAAAAGAATATGCATCAACCACTAGAAAAAAAAGAGCAGATACTAAAAAAGGTAAACAATTTTCTAAGCAACCAAAAAAAATTGCTAAGAAAGTTAAAAGTCATAGATAAGTATTCCGTAGAGAATATTTAAATAGTTCTTGTAATATTTAATTTATAGGTTTACTAATTATATTATGATAAACGAAGGTTTAAAATGAAATTTATATTATTAACAGTTGCAAGTTTATTTTTAGTTACAGGATGCTCTAGTTCAAACATTTCTTTAACTGCTAATATACCTGAGTCTCAAGAAATTGATATTCGCATAACAACTGAAAATAAAAATTCTGACTAAAAAAATCTGAGGGAGACAGATGGCAGAAACACAATTCAATCTTTTGAAAAAAAAGATTCAATCAGAAAAGGTTCAAATAGAAGAGCGTCTTACTGAAGGCACTGCTAAAGACTATTCTGAATATTTACATTTAACAGGTATTATAAAAGGTTTATCTATAGCAGATAGGGAAATTTCTGATATGGAAGCTAGGTTTATGGAGGAATAGATGAAAATAACTGATAATAGAGCAGTAAAAAAAGAAGATGATTCAGACGTATCTGAGGTAAATGAGGCGTTTATAAGCGAAGAAATGCACGAAACTATAAAAAATAAAGCAGAAATTGCCGCAGATAATTTAATTAAGAAATCAGAAGAAGCTACAGCTTCTCAACTACCTGAACCAAAAGGTTACAGAATTCTTATCGCATTACCTGATGTCTCAATGAAGACACAAGGTGGTATATATAAACCTGATGACATATTGCATAATGAAGAAATTGCTACTGTTGTTGGTTTTGTTATGAAAATGGGTGCAGAATGCTACGATGACAAAAAGAAATTTTCGTCAGGAGCGTGGTGCAAGGAGGGAGATTGGGTTGTTTTTCGTGCCTTCACAGGAACAAGATTAAAGATACACGGAAAAGAATTCAGAATTATTAATGATGACAATGTGGAAGCAGTTGTCCAAGACCCTAGAGGAATAGAAAGAGTATGACAGATACACAAACAAACGAAGCAGAAAATTTTGATAACATGACTGAAACAGATACTTCTTCAGAAGATAGGTTTTTTGGTCTTAAATCTTCAGTAGGTATTGATAAAGAATCTAATATCGAAGTAGAGGTAGTTGACGACAGACCTTTAGAAGATAGAAAAAGTCCTAAAAGAACATCAGAAGATAGTGAAATAAATGACTTATCTGAAAGTGCAAACAAAAGAATAAAGAAATTAAAGTATGACTACCATGAAGAAAGAAGGCAGAAAGAACAAGCAGAACGTCTTAGGGATGAGGCAGTTAGCTATGCTAAAAATACTGTTAATGAAAATAACAGACTTAGTAAACTTCTTGGTTCAGGACAACAAGAACTTGTTAAGCAGGCAAAACAAAAAGCAGAATTTGCGAAACAAGCCGCAACGCAAAATTACAAAAAAGCCTATGAAGATGGTGATGCTGATGGTATTGCAAAAGCTCAACAAATTCTTACAGAAGCGACATTTGCTGGTCAACAAGCAGAACAGATACCTCAACAACTAGCTAATCAGCTTATACAACAAGAGCAAAATGAAAGAGCAAAACAACCTGCTCAACAACCTGCTCCACAACCTCAACCTGCTGTAGTTCAACCTGATGCAAAAGCAGTTGCTTGGCAAGAAGATAACAATTGGTTTGGTTCAGATGAAGAGATGACTAACTTCGCATACGGAGTACACTCAAAACTTATTAAAGAAAATGTTGATCCTACATCAAAAGAGTATTATGATCGTGTTGATCAAAGAATGAGGGAAGTATTTCCTCAAGAATTTGATACCGAGGATTCTTATCAGGAAGTAGTAGAGCCTGTAGAAACTCGCAAGTCGCCAAACAGACCACCTAACGTGGTTGCTCCTGCGACTAGAAATAATGGAGCAAGACCTAATAAGGTCAAATTAACTGCTACCCAAGTAACCCTCGCTAGGAAACTTGGTATTACACCTGAACAATATGCGGCAGAACTTATAAAG